GCTTTTAAATTAAACGGCATATTAGTTATTAACCAATGCTGACTACCACCTGAAGAAGCAGTAATTTCAGATCGGCCTGAAACAAATACAAGTTCGCCTATTTTTACATAGTTTCCTCCGTTGAAATTAAAACTTATTGAGGTTGGGCCACCGCCTACACCTGCAAATTGTGGTGTGAAAGTTCCCTCTTCATAGTCGTCAAGAATTGATGAACTTGCACCAGCATTACTTCCAGAAGCAGCAGAAAAATCAATACCATGACCAGAAGTTCCTATTACTAAGTTTCCGTCACTAACAGAAACGTCACCATTATTTTTTATATGAAATCTTTCAGCTATTGAACCACTTGCTGCGGCTGTATAAAATTTTATTTGCCCATCATCTTTATTAGTTGTATCATCACCAGCTTGCAAATATATTGCAGCAACTTCGTGGTTATTATTCCACTTCGCGTTCATAATTCCTAAAGCAGCTCCAGCACTAGTTCTTGCTGCATCAAATTGAATATTTGTGTATCCATTTCCAGTATTTGTTAGTCTAAGTCCTAATCCTGATGTAGTTGAAGTTATATTAAGCAAACTTGCATCATAAGTAATAGTTGATTCAGCTTCTAAAGTATTAGCAGTACCAGAGCCAGTAATAACTCTGTTATCTGCGTTGTTGTTTATTGTTGTACCAGAGCTTGAAGACCAAATTGGGGCAGCACTAGCTCCTTGAGATGTCAAAACTTGACCACTGCTACCATAAGTAGATCCACCGATACCAATTTGCCCTGCACTTCCAAATCTAAATCTTTCATTGCCCGCTGTAGAAATAGAAATAGTGTCATTTTCAGCAGAAAATAATCCTGTGTTTAAATCATCTCGCAGAGCTAGCCCAGGAGAAGCTGCAGAGCCATCTTCTAATGTAAAAGTCCCGTCAAGTTGAAACAGTTCAATAAATGTATTATTAGCTGCATTTCTAATTTTCATTACATTATTTGTAGTATCAGCAAATAATTGAAAAGCGTAAGTTGTCGTAGGTTCAGACGATCCAGAGTTATTGGTTACTATTGCTTGTAAAACACTATTTATGTCTGACCTAACGTTTGCTCCTGTAGAGTTATCTATAACATAATCATGTTGTGCCATTTAACTAATATCCATACGTAACCATATTGTAACCGAAACTAAGAACCACGTCCGAAACCTGTTACTGCATACTTAAAGTTTCTATTTACATGACTAGATCCATTTTTTATATCTATATCGAAACCGCTTCCTGTGACGTTTGACAATGTAAAGAAATCACCTGATTGTGCATTTTCTATTGTTATTCCTATTGATGGTAAAACTGAATTTGCTGCAATACTAGTGCCAGACTGACCTGTAAAAAAACTATTTGTAAAAGTCACTGATTTTGTAGAAGTACCACTTGCGATAAATCCACCTGTTGAAGCCCCTGCATTTCCTAAACTTGTTTCTGTTCTGCTATCTATTTCTGCTTTATAGCCCAATTGATCTATTTCAATAGATTGTGCAGGGTCATTAGATTCTAAATCACATCTGAATTTAAATCCTCTAGCAACATAAGTACCATTTACAAAAGGATTGTATTGAGTGAACTCTGCTGAATATGTACAGTTGCCGCTGGTGGTTAAAGAAGTTGCAGAGGTTAATGTAAAAGTATTTGCATTTGGTACAGATTTAATTTCATAGTCACCATCAACACCTGTTCCAGAAGTAAAGTCAACAGTAACAAAACCACCAACGCTATATCCATGCGAGGACTTAGTGATTGTTATGGTATTACCTGATATTGCATAAGTAGCTGATACTGACAAATCAGGGTCAGAATTTGTTGTTGCTACTAGTAATTTTGCATTTACATCTACTGCTGTTGCTCCGTCAAAATCTGTCCATGTATCAACATTAGCAGTTCTACTATCAATTAAATCATTGGGGTAAAAACCTTGTGTTACAAAATGTCTTAATAAATTTAATGGTTGCTTACCTCCTAAATCTAAAGTGTTAGCAAAAAAATATGAGGCTGAATTAGCTGTTATTGTTCCCAAGTTATCAAAATCTGATATCTGATCGAAGTTACTTATTGAATCTATTAATACACCTCCACCTAAAACTAAACCATTCACTGATGAGTCAAAACTACAATTGACCTTATCGCCAGCAAAAGGAGTTGAATCTAAATCTTCTCTATCTGTTAAAACTGTTAGTTTTGGTAATACATCAGGTGTTGTAGATATTAATACAACAGAAGCATCACCAGAGCTAATCCTTCCACCATCATCTTTAAAACGTAGTAGATAAGTTCCATTTATAATATTAGGTACAATACTTTCACTAACTGACCCTGGAAGCTGTGGTATTACGTCAACTGAATTAGTAAAAGTTGCCCCCGATGTCAGGTTAGAACTACGTATTACTACTGCACCACCATGTAAAACATCAGTCTCAGTTGATTTATCAAAACGTAATCTTACAAATTTATTATTTAAAGGTTCAATTTTTACATTCTTAACATCTAATGGGACTGCTGTTTTACCTATTGCATTAAAAGTTAAAGTTGCAGGTGTTCTTGAAGGTTGATTTAAACCATTAAAACTAAATACTCTAAATTCATATACTCCTACATCTGTATTAAATATCTCAACATTACTTGATGGTGTATCAATAGTTTTAAAATCACCATTATTAGCTCTATATTGCACTTGATATTTTGAAACTCCTTCTTGTGTCTCCCAATCTAATATTATTTTTGTAATAGCTTTATTGTTTATAACAACAATTTGTTCCCTTGCTTGTAGACCAATTGGAGGTGGTTTAATTTGCGTTAAAGTTGTTATATTTCTTGTTGGTAATGGAGTGCCATCTTCAACAAAAGCATATTTTCCAGAATTATGTTCTAATGCAGAAATTGTGTAAGTTAAATCTTCATTTTCTTGTATTGATAAAACTCTCCAAGTTGTTGTTTGTAATGAAGATGTTTCTAATATGTATGGTGCATGTTCATTTGGTGCTTGAGAATATGGAGAATTAACAGTAATAGTTCCAGAATTTATTGCAGTTATATTTTTTGTTTCTAATGAACCATCTGGCAAAATTATAGATAATGTTGGACTATCTGATAATAAAGGTATATCAGTATTTGCTGTATTGTCTAAAACTACTGTTGTTGTATTAGTAACACTTTTAAGTAAACCTCCTCTTCTAACACCAGCCTTAAGAGTATCAGAAACACCAATAATATCTCCAGGGTTTATTAAACAACCTGCAGCAATAGTTGTAGTAAATGAAATTGTTTGTCCAGAATTTTGTTCATTGAACAAAAACCATTTTCCCAATCTTGATGCCTGACCTCTAGAAGTTGTAGCAAATGCTTTTATATTTTTTACATGTATTCCATACTTATTTTGTGTTGTAGCATCAGCCTCTACTGTTTCTATATCTAGTTCTTGGGTTGTCATATCTAAATAAGTTACGTTTATAACTGTATGTCTTGTATCTAAACTAGAACCAAAATAATTAAATCCATCATCAGTTACATTTGCATTATTAAAAATATATGAAACATTTTTTGGTGCATCTTGAGATATAGCAATGCCAGCTTGTGCATAATATGGCATTACTCTCATTACGCTACATAATTCATTAATTACCGTATAAGCTTCTTTCGCTTGAGTAATATTTACATTACAACTAAATCTAGGTTCTGTAGAACCTGTACCAGATCCATCATCTACTTGCTCTCCACAATATTCACTTACTGTTTTAAATTTAAATTTATCTAGTGCTGTTTCTGGAATAGAACAACCATAACGTGTATTAGACAACAAATCGTATAAAATCCATGCTGGATCTGAACACCATGCTTTATCTGTTTTAAATTGTCCATTCCATGTACCGCTATATGTTAAAGATCCATCAGCTAAATTTACTGTTGCATTAGAAGGTATTTTTATTTTTATACCACGTATTTTATAAACTCTTTTAGGAACTCTAGGAAATTGTTCCGCATTAAACCTAAGTGCAACATGTGCTGTATCTGGATACGCATTTTGTTCAAAAATTATGTTAGTTGCACTATGAAATGAAAACGCATTAACAAGTTTAGAGTCTGTACTATCTGCTGTAATTCTTTCTACTCTTATCTGTACAGGAAATGATGTAGTAGATTTTAATTTAATTAAATAATCTCTAAAGTATGCATTTGTAGATCTTCCTTTTACTGTGTCATTTATAACTGTTATTGTTGTACCATTATTTTCTATTGTTTTAATAACTAAATTAACTTCCGTACCGTTTATATCTCCATTATCCTCAAATTTTTGCATTGAAGGAAATCTTAAAGTTGCTCTAACTGCGTTTATATTTGATTGATTTACAGTATGCGTTACAGGAGTAGATGTTGTAACTGTTGTACCAACAATAAATTCAGTTTCAATATTTTTTATACCATCAATAAATGTTTGATTAGAAGAACCTAAACGAAAATCAAAACCAACATCTTTAAAATTAAAATCGCTATCTTGTGGTGATGTATTACTTGCTGCTTGTTGTAATATCTGAGTTGAATTTAAAAATATATCTTTTTTAAAGGCATTAAAATATGCGGTAGATGTTTTATCTGTAATACCAGCTTTTGATGCAGTTGCACTTCCTTCAATAATTCCTTCTGAAATAGCCTCCACGATAGTATTGAACTGTTTAGAGGATAATGCACCAGATGGTAAATCAGGGTTATTAAATACTGTATTTTGTGAAAATTCGTTTATAGCCATTAGTTTGTACCCTCTACTTGAATAGTATCAACACCATTAGAGACAACGATTGATCCAACCAAAATTTCACCATAAGCAATATTTAAAGGAACACCACTATTACTAATATTTGTCAATCCTGTGAAAGAATAGTTAGTTGCTAAAGCCGAAGGATCTAAAGAATCTTGCCCAGTATCTCTATTACGTGTATCTTCTTGAGGAGAAAGTATATTATTAACACCACTTATTATTAAACTTGTTGCTACATAGCTAACAACTGTACTGATTATTACAGAGGTAATATATTTTTTTGCTGCATATTTTAGTGCAAAACCTAATACTATTCCAAAAAAATTACCATGAACAACAGGTATTATTTTTATATCTTGTTTAGTCTGTATATTTAACAAATCAGATGTAATTACTTTTGCTCCAACAGTAACTACATATAATTGTTCTTTCATGTGCTCTTCTAAATTTTTGAAATTGCAAAGTAAAAAACTGAAAGCTTCTCTTGGACTGTTTATATCTGCATAAAATTCTGATTTTCCTAGAAATTTTCTAAGTTTTCCATATACTGTTATTCTTCTACGTCTGCGTAGTCTAAAGGTTCAATTATAAAACTTATTGTTTTATGTTCACTAGCAACATTTTTACACTTGAAATATTTTTTTTGATTATTTAATAATGCCAAAATACCACATGATTCTTCTGGATTACATTCCTGTGCATGTTTAATAGCTGCTTTGTGCCAATCTTCCATCATGAATTTATAAATGTACCAACACCAGGAAAGTCTTTCCTAGTTACTTGTCTTTTTGGAATACGTAAATTTGTTTTATCTAAATCTCCTTTTAATTCAAATTCTACTAAAGTCCTATTTTCTGTTGATTTTCTATTAATTAAATAAATTTCTCTTGGTAATTCATCTGCAGATGGAGTACCAAATGGATTTGTGCCACTAGAAAAATTTACATTATCAAGTGCATCTGCAGTTACCATGATTCTTGTTAATTTTGCATTTAATAAATCATTGTGTGGTGTAACTAAATTACATAAAATTAATAAATCTGTAACGCTAATTACTGAGCCAGATCTAGTAATACCCCCCATATTTGCCATCTTTAAATTTGGTCTAGGAATTTTGCCATTACCAGATTTTTCAAAACCTTCACATGTAATGGGAAAGCGTTGATAAGTATTACCCTGCCAAACAATATTTCCATTGTTATTCATATTTACACCGCTATGAAATCTAAATAGAGTTGGCACGTTACTTGGATTACCTGTTGCATAATGCAAGCCCTCTACTAGCTGCAATTCAAACAACTCAAGAATTGAATTAGGAGTGAGTTTTTGTAATTCTGATACTGGTATTGCCATTATGGTTCAAATACTTCTTCAAATTCGCATGTAATAGTTGCTCTATTAGGAACTCTTATTTGCTTTCTATGACTTTTACAAATATATTTTTTAGCTGCTGATTCTCCAGGTGCAGTAAAATCAAAATTTTCTACTCCTCTTCTTGCTACAAAAAATGCTTCTATAGTGTCTGATTGT